GAACAGTGGATTCGTGCTCAGATGGATATGCCTGCTCTTACCAGTGAATGGACTCCGATTACTCAGAGGCCGGAAGTTGTACGAGAGCAGGGTAAGCCTAGTGAGTTTGATACTGGTAGTAATGGCAATCGTAGTACATCCTCCAACGGGGGCGGAGGCAATATCGGTAAATCGCCTTCTAGTGGCGCCGTCTAAGGGGTTAACATGGCAACGGCTTCGAGCCGTAAGGTTAGATCCACTAGAACATATACGATCGAAGAAATAGATGCGACACTGGCTGGTATAGCGAAAGTTCTTCCGTACACTCGATCTAACCTACAACGCCGTAAGATGTTTGATCGTTGCGATGAGTGGCTAGACAAGAGACTAAATATAGAATGCCTCCCTCAGAAAGATTCAAAGTAGCATATAGACCTAGTCAGGCTCCTGACAAGTCTAAGCCGTATTGTGTATATAACGTAGACACCGGCGACATTAATGGACGCTGGCACGCTACTAAAGAACAGGCTATGGCGCAGATGAAGGCTATCTACGCTAGTATAGGAAGAAAGAATAATAGTGAGGTATCTATGGACACACCAAAGAGTTACCTCAATCCAGTAAAGAACTTTTCCGATAAATGGATTGACGGCAATAAGTTATGGGTGCAGCAGTACCCATTTGATTCGTGGTCGCATCCTGTATTCAGCGATACGACTATCGACGTCGAGACGGCTCAGCGTCTTAAGGACTCATTCGATAAAAGCGTAAAGGGCGTTAAGCTCTTTGCAGACTACGATCATGGTGAGGATAAGGCCAAGGGTGGTAAAGCAGCAGGAGAGATTATTGAATTAGCTGTTGTAACCTCTCCTGACGAATTACGCCCGAATCCCGGCCTGTGGGGGCTTGTCCAGTTTAACGATATCGCCAAGACTGAGATTGATAATGGCGAGTGGAATTACTGGTCGGCGTCTCACTATGATACATGGACTCATCCTAGCACGGGCGAGACTCACGATTTCGTCTACGATGGTGGAGCTTTAACAAACCGCCCGTATGTTAAGGGCATGGCTCCGCTTAACTTCTCAGAAGTTGGTATTACGGTTGAACAGGCTAAGAATGCTCAGCCGGAGGAATTCACTGATCCTGGCGCACCTGTTGATCCGTCTATTAATGAAGATGATAGTGCGGGAGATAGACTAGATACACCGCCTCCTGGTGAGGATGGCAGCACTCCCGATAGGTCTACTACGGTCACTAATGAAGGTGGTGAAATGAAACTCGAAAAGCAGTTACGTGAGGCTCTCGGTCTTGCGGAGGACGCCGATATCATTAAGGCCGTAAAGGACTTAAATGATGAAGTTGCTCCTATGCGTGAGGCTCTTAAGCAGCATAACGAGCGCAAAGCTTTCTCGGAGCAGTTTCCTGAGGAGTTTAAGGAGTTAGAGCGTCTTAAGGAAGAGCGTCGCAATAACGAGGCTAAGCGGTTCTCTGAGGCATTCGCTAATCAGCGGCTCGTTAAGCAGACTGGTGATAAAACCGAAGAGACTACGCTCGGTTACAGCGGTCTTGTTGTTCAGAAGATCGAAGAGGTCGCTAAGAAGTTCAACGAGGACAACGTGACGCTCGATGACTTCAAAGGCGTTCTTGACGCTATTTCTAATAATGGTATCGTTGATTACGGTACGAGGGGTTCTTCCCGTGAAGATCAGTCTGCTGATAGCGACGTTCGTGTTACCGGCACGGTCTATCAGCAGCGCAAGGCTTTCGCTGATAAGGTCACTGAGATCATGGAGAAGGATCAGGTTGATAGAAGCGTCGCTCTTAAGTTGGCTGTTGAGCGATTCCCTGTGCTTGCGGAACAGTATCGTAACGCGGGCGTAACGCGCTAAAGGTGGTGAAATAATAGATGCCTGCAAGTCAGAACTTTGTAATGGCAAAGGGCCGGAACGCTGGTGGTGCCATTACTAAGAAGCGGTTTGTCAAGATTGATCCGACGGATACAACTGGACAGACTGTTATCCAGTGTGATACTGCTGGTGAAGGTGCTTACGGCGTCTCGCTCTTTGGCGTAACGCTTGCAGAAATTGATAAGGGCAAGGGCGCTTCTGTTATGACTGATGGACGCGCTATTGTCGAGCAGGGTGCTGCGTTAGCAGTTGGTGATTTAGTAGCTACAGACAATCAGGGCCGTGCAGTTGCTGCTGCGGCTGGAAATAATATCCTTGGAATGGTTGACGAGCTTACCAATAGCGGTGCTGGTAACGAGTGTGGCGTCGATCTTTCTAAGGGTGGTGGCGTCGCTTAAGAAGGGGGTGAGCTAAACTAATGTATGATCCTTCCGCTCTTTACGTTGATCCTATTCTTACGCAGTTAAGCGTAGGTTTCCAGGATCAGAACGTTTATGGTCTTAGGCTTGCCCCTGAGACTCGCGTTCGTACTGCATCCGGTCGGTATCGTGTATTCGATCGGAGCGACTGGCTGATTCACCGTTCGCGTCGTGAGCCTGGTACTGTTGCTAATGAGGTCGGGGCGCGTAAGTGGAGCGAGGATACGTTCAAGACTGTTGAGCACGCATTACAGTCTCCGATCTACGACGAGGAACGGCGAGAGTTACAGTCTCAGGGTGGATTTGCCGATGCTGACGTTGCTGGCGATTTACAGATTGATCCTGAGGAAGATGCTACGCAGTACATTACTCGTAGCTTAACTCTTGAGCATGAGTTCCTTGTTGCTAGTACGTTCCGTAATACGGCCAACTATCCGGCAGGGCATACCGTTACTCTTACTGGTGGCGGTACTGGTACTCAGTGGAGCAACTATGCCTTAGCTACGGCTGGTGATCCTAACACGGCTTACAGCGATCCTGTCGCTAACATCAAGCTCGGGATTCAGAGAGTCTATCTCGATACGGGACGCTATCCTAACACGATGGCTATTCCGTATGATGCTGTTGGCGTGATTGAGAATCATCCTCGGGTTGTCGGTCGTTACACTTATACGAACATCTATTCAGCGGATGCTTGGAGACAGATTCTTGGTCTGCCTGGCGAGGCTACTGATTTCAGGGTGTTCGTTGTGGATAGCCACTACAACTCAGCAGATAACGTCGATGCAACTGAGAACATCGTATCGTTCTGGGGCCAGGACGTTTGGCTCGGTATTGTTGATCCGACGCCTGGACAGAAAACTAAGACGTTCGCTAAGACGTTTGCTGAAATTTATCCTGACGGTACTACTCGCCCGACTGAGCGTTGGCGCGAGGAACAGCGGAAGGCTGATCTTGTTCGTACTAACTGGAAGTACGATCTTAAGCTCGTTTCGCCTACTGCTGGCTATCTGTTCAAGTCGGCCGTCGCAGCCTTAAGCTAGGGAGGGGGTGTAAACTATGGCTGATGATTATTACGCTTGGTCGAACATTCGAGTCGGTGGCGATAAGCCAAAGGTTATTCGTCCCGGTGAGAAAGTTAGTGCTAGCGATCTTGGCGTTGATGATGACGAGTTCGATAATCTCGTTACTATCGGCTCGGTTCGCTCGACTCCGTGGCCCGAGGGTCTTGATCCCGATAATCCTAACGCTGATTCTCCTAACCAGCATCGTTTAAAGATGTTAGCTCAGGAGCGTGAGCGTTTAGAGATGGAGTTGCGTTCAGAGGGTGGAGCAGGTACGTCGGTTAAGTCTGGAAAGACTGAAAAGGGCGGAACTCCTGCGAAGGAAGTAAGCAAGTAATATGGCTGAACTGCTAGCAAGCAACGAGGATATCAATACGTGGTTACCTGCTGATAAGCTTGAAGCTAATTTAGCTAATACAGCCAAAGAGCAGATAGATGCACAGCGTTTAATCCGAGGTCAGCTTGCTGGTGTTTTTACTCCGGTAATAATCGCTGGATGGGCCGATCCTGACACTACTCCTGATTTGATTAGGGGTGTTGCGGGTCGGCTCATCGCAGCGTTTTTGTATAGAAAAGTTTACTCAGAAGATAGCACGGATATTCCAGAGTATGCACAGACTTTATATAATGAGGCTATAGGAACTCTTACTGGAATTAGAGCAGGAAATATCATAGTAACAGATAGTAGCGGTAATCCCATAGGTGATAATCAGCTAGATATGTCTAGTTCAGATTTTTGGCCTAACGATACTACTGCTGGCCCGTATTTCACTATGGATCAGAGTTTTGGCTAGATTTACCATTCTAGATAATGAGGACTTTGTCTTATACGGTGAATGGAAACCCGACATACCTGTAATTCAGCAAGCATTTATTCATCTAGCAAGCAGAATGGAAGATGCTAGAGCGCCGATGCTAGAAGCTCGACAAGTAGCTATAGAGTCTACTGAATTACATTTCGACGATGAAACTGATCCCGACGGTATCCCTTGGGCGCCTCTTAATCCTAGATATGAAAAGTATAAATTAGCTGCTGGATATCCTGAGGATATTCTTGTTAGAACAGGTGAAGGTAAAGCTGCTGCAACGAGCGAATCAGCGTGGTTTGTTACCGAGGACACGTTGTGGTTTATTCCAGCCGCTTTACCTCGATACATGGATTTTCATCAAACCGGAACTCAGCCAGGAGCATTAAGTAGTGCATTAGCTAAAATCAGTACGTCGATGGAAGAACCGACGTTTACTGAGGAAGAAGCCGAGGCTTTAAGAACTGGCGCAGGAAAAGGA